AGGGGCTGTAGTTTTAGCAGTAATAGCGGCATTAATCAAAGGCTTCTTTGGAAAACTACCTTTCTTCGCTAGTGGCGGTGTTTCTAGTGGTGGCATGGCAGTTGTCGGTGAAGGTGGGCCGGAATTAGTAAGTTTACCTGCGGGTGCTAGAGTTCACAATAATACTCAAAGTGCGGGAATGATGAAAAGTAACACGGTAAACAATCATGTTAATGTTACAATAAATGCTCAAGATACTTCCGACGCTGAACTTAGAAGAATAGCCGAGCAGGTTGGTAATATGATAACAAATAAAATTAACAGAAGTGTGTCTTCAACCGGATTTGTGAGGTGATTGAATGAGCCATGTGTATCTTAAACTACAAAATTATGACGCAGACAACGATGCTTTTCATACTAATGTTATAAATTTATTCGCAAATTCTGTCAGTATTTCTGTTAGTAAAACAATACCTGCATTTCCTATTCCATTGTCTGGTGTAGCCACAGGAGAGTCCATAACAGCCGCATTAGATTTAGGCATGGCAGATAAAACTGTATCAGTGTCGGGCATTATATTAGACCAAACGATAAAGAAAACTTTTGCCGGAGGGGAGGAGGCAAATGTTGTATTTACAGCACACGAAGTTGCACAGATGATAGCATCGGGTGTGGATTCAACGGGATTTGCCGAGAACCAAGCCTTCAATGAGTTAGTTATACTAATCCCATCTTTTGTAGATTCAAACTATGTTCAAAGAGCAGGAGTCAATACTAATGACAGAAGCACTGGAGTAAATGTTCCATTCAATTTTGCTTCAAGAGGAGATAATAATTCCTTTGATAATACGGGTGTTCCTGCAAAAATATCTTCATTTCCTGACGCTGAAACAGATACAGGATTAACAGGATTCATTAGAAGTTTTTCCTGCGATATTAGTGCAGAAACTTTTGAATTAAATTTTAACTTGGATTTCCAAACAGCAATTATAGTGCCGTAGGTGATAATATGTATGATACACTTATCGGAAAACAGCGTGGTCTAGTATTCCCTGTGATGTGTAATGGTCATGTTAGAATAGATTACAGCGATAATGTTCCTAGCACTTTAGATAATCAAGCATACGGCATATTTGCTCACACGGGTAGTTTTACTTTTGAAGCCATACTTACTCCATATGATATAAATGGCTTTGGTCAATATTCTACAACAGCGAGGCCAACTATTACAGCGTCAAAAAAGGTAATGCCTACAGCAACTAACGCTAATGCTAGTAGTAATAATTTTCAAAGCAACGAATATATGCCAATCGCTAATAGACTAGTGCATGAGATGAATATATTTTCTAGTAGTAATTTAACCATATCAATAGTTAATGCTACCTTACATAATGAAAATCAACCTGCTGAATATAAGATAAAGGCCACAATTAAATTAGGCTCGACAGACTATACAGTGACGACAGATAATACTGTGATTAATGCAACTTCAGGTTTTGGTTGGTTTTATACTGCTGATACACTAGAAGGGTTTGATAAAAATGGTAGGATAACTCATGTTCTTGGTGGAACTACAGATTCTAATAGCGTTGGTGTAACTATTCACATAGATGACACTGCTAAATTTCATGCGGGGCAAGAGATTTTCATAAGGGATGGTTTTAATTTTACATCTTTAGGAACTATAACTAGTAATAACTTTACTAGTGGTTCTAGTGGAAGTTTTGAACTTGATGATTTAAGCATACCAATAAGTTCAGGAACTAAAATTTTTATTCCTGCATACAAAGATGCTACTTACATCAATAACCAATTTCACATTGCTTGTGTCTATAATGAAAATAGCAAAGAAGTTAGATTATTTTTAGATGGTATATTAGTAAAAAGACAGACAATATCAACAAGCGACACATTCTCTATGGCACAAGAAGATTATTTTATTGGTGCATCTAGTAACAATGGAACGGGTGCGGCTGAAAGTGCTATTGCCAATAAGCAATTTATGGGAGAGTTGCATGAAATATCTATGGTAAAAACAACTAAAAAACAATTTTTCATAAATAATTTATTACCAAATTTTAGTGATACATTATTTTATTTTAGATTCGAGGAGGTAGATGAATGACAGAAGTTTCTACTTTGGTTGCGCTAAGTAGGCCAACCGCTACGGTAACTAAATCTACAACAACTGCTACATTGGATAGTGAGACTTTACCGATTAGCGATACTAGTAATATTCTAATAGGTATGAAAGTAAGTGGAACTAACATAGAAGATAACACAATAGTTACTGCAATTACAACTAATACTAATATAACTATGAGTAAAGAAGCAAGTGGTAATGGGGCAACAGGAACATTAACATTTACTAAAACAGCATTCGATACTCCAACCAATCCCGAACTTTGTGTAAGCACTACTTCTACATCAGTAGATACCTTTGGAGTTGTGGTAGCAGAAGAAGGTTCGGGGACTATTACTCTAACTTCTGTCGGTAGAAGCACTTTAGCAAATTGTAACGCTACACAAAATAGTAATGTGGTTACTCTATCAAGCGGCAATACCGATTCTTTGTATGTTGGTCAAAGCGTCAATGGAACAGGGTTTACTGGAACACAGGCAAGAATAGAAAGAATAATTTCTTCTACTGAATTTGCACTAACAGAAAAAGCAAGTGCCAATGCTACAAATGCAACATATGTTTTAGGATTAGAACATAGAAATTTAGCAGTAACAGAAGGTAATAGAATAAAATGTTTTAATGATTTTACAAGCACAGGAGTTAGACTTAACAGCATAAATTTAGAAACAACCCATTTGTTTGTTATGATACATTCAGATGACGAAAGTAAACATCATTTTGCTAAAGTAACAGAACTGTTTGATGACGATGTGACAGAAGATTCATTTGAGTTTAGGCCAAAATTAGGAAATGAAATAGGTAAAGATGTAAAGTTTAAACTATTTTCTACTCCTATTTCTAACAGCATTACAGAAGTGGCGGTAGGCTTAGGAATAAAAAGCACTTTATCGAGTTCTGTTTCTTTAGCAAGACCTTTGTTTTATTTCTTTGATGAAAACTTAGATAAAATAAATGAATTAGACCATAATAAAAAATATAGTTTATTTTACAGCGAGTTAGATTTTATTAGCGGCGCTACTGACATATTATCGGCAACTAGTTTTTTTACTACATCACCGGATTTTGGCACTGACATAATAGACTATGGCAGACACTCTTTGAAAACTAGACTGATTGATAATTTAAAAAATCAAGACAACCCCACCACGCACACTAGTAATGAAGGATATACAACATTATTAGATTATACTCCATTTTCAAGAGATGCTTGTTTTACAAACGCTAGAAGAGATGCAAATGATGAAGTTACTGATTCCGCAAGTCAAGATTATACTGGCCCATACAGATATTTGTCGTATGGTTTTTCAAAAGACAAAGCAAATATAGCATACAATGTATTAGACCAAATATTATATGAATCAATGGGAGCAAAGGGAACTTTGGCAGAACTTAAATTAGCCGACCCGTTTAGAATACTAGTAAAAAAAATAGGAGACGAAGAACCTCTTAGAATTAGACATCAACTTTTTAGAGGAAATTTCAATGAATTCAAATCAATAGGGGCAAAAATAACTTCTAATACTAGTGGCAACACTTACGCTACAAATACTGACCATGATTTAAGCAGTTATCTAAATGTTGGAGATGAAGTTAGGGTTGGCACAAGAATAGTCATAGTTCAAAGCATAGCATCTATTAGTGGTAAAACTCAAAGCATTACTTTTAGAAGTGAAAATAGATTAGAAACTGAATCAATATTCACCACAGGTTCTTACACTTTAGCAAATGACAGTGTTCTTGAAAGAAGGTCTTACAATAAAAAAGATAAGACGCTACTTACAGATTTTCCGCTAGTGGCAAACAGAAACAGCACTTTACACATAAAATTCTTTTCTAAAGAATTTGCGTTTTTACATGCTACTGTATCAGCAGTAGATGTAAATAAAAAATTACTAACTCTATCTTTTTCTGATAAAGCATATTTTGATTCAGATGGTAGCACAAGCACAGAAGAGGCCTATCATTCTCAAGGAAATATGTTAGATTATATGTCGGGCCAATATGCTATTCTTATGGAAAAGATAACAGGTGAAATAGAAAAAATAGAAAATTTCAAAGAAGACGGTTTAACACAAATGCAATTAGTGGGTAGAAGTAATATAAGAAAATTAATTTCTCCTGTAATTAACAAAAACACCCTTTTTTCACTTGATGCAATTTATTCAACACAAAGCCCTTATAATAAATTAACAACTTTAGGTGGCTCGGCTTCATGTAATTTTAGTAGTAAAACAGTTCATTCAGTTAAGGCAGTATATGATGCCGCAACAGTAGGGGATATAATACACATAAAACATGCCACAGGCACCATGTCTTTTGCCGGTAAAGTTGCT